ATTTCGGTATCCCTTCGTAGAGCGAGGAACTCTCAGCCGCATCCGCTGCTTGCTTCTTGGTGAACAGGTCATAGACCGCCGCGTCCACCACTGGCAAGCCACGAGCGCGCAGCACGTTTTCGATCTGCGCGCGATCCGTCGCCGGTATCTCCTGCACCTGCTGCCGCAGCTTGTCTCGGGTGAGGACCGAAGCATCCGGGTAGAGCGCGTCCACGCCGAACATGCTGCGCGGTAGCACGTGTTCGATCTGATACTGCTGCACGATCTCGCGCACGCGAGCTTCCGGCACCGCGGTCTTAGAAACCGCTTGCTCGTAGGCCAGCTGCTCGCGCACACCGTTGTAGTAATCCGCGCGCTGCGTACCCTCCAGCTCCAAGTAATCGGCGGTGTCGTTCAACACCTGTGTCAGCGTCGCGACGGCGGACGGGCGCCCACCGATGATGTCGTCGCGCCACTTCGTCAGGTCTTGCAGTTGCCGCGCGTTCAGGTCACCGCGATGTTCGAGCGGGTTGAACGAATCTGCGAACGCTTGGGGCGAGGTGCGTGCCTGTGTCTCCAGGGTGTCATACACATCCCAATCTGTAACCACACGCTCCTGCGGCGTGCGGTCGCGCATCGCTGCCAACGCGCCGGGATACTTGCGCTTCATGAACTCCAGCTGCGTCGGTGACAGGGCGGCGTAGCCTCCGTCCTGCTCGACTGCGCTTATCTCTTCTAACTTAGCGCGGTCGAGCCGAGCCCCCGCAGCTTCCTGATCGTTGTACTGCTGGCGCAGCAGCGACAGCGCCTGCTCGCGCACCGCGCCCTCGGTCTCCTTGCGCACGGCGGCGAGCGCTTCCGTCTCGCTGAGCCCGCGCGCCCAGATGCCATCCGCCGCTTGCTGCGCCGCGGTGTAGTCTTTGCCCGCCGTCAGCTTCGTGTTGATGGCATCGTGCGTGCTGCCCGCGATCTCGTCCTTGTGCGCCGCGAAGTATGCCGCCGCGCCCGCCGCGTCGGTGTCGACCATGTTCTCGATGACGTTCGTGTGGAGCTTCGTCAGCGCGTCGAGCTTCAGCGCCTCGACTTGATCGGGCGGGAGTCCGTTGAATCGTCCCTGTACGGAAACGGAATCAAGCAAGTCCTGCCGCGCCTGCGTGACTGCAGTCGGATCATCGTAGTTTGCGGCGCCATAGTTGATGGCGTTGACCTTGCGGGCTTCGGTGGCGTCGTTGACAGCGGCATTGGATTCATTCGCCTCGTGTGTGCTGAACGAGTTCAAGCTGATCTCACGACGACGCGCGACAGCCTCGGCGAACAGCGTGCGCTGCGTCTCGTTCTCCAAGTCGGCGCTGATCTTCGCGGGCTCCGACTCCCACCAGCCGGCGACGGTGTCCGTCACGCCGTACGCGTCCGAGCCCCTGCGCGCCTGGTTCTGCGTGCGCATCTCGCGCTCCATGTCACCGAGGCGCGACTCCGCCTCGAACACGCGCGTAGCGTTGCGCTTCGTGTCCAGCTCGGTCTGCGCGGCGCGCAGCTGGCCCGCGGCCACGCTGGCACCCTGCGCGACGGCGCCGAGCCCGTTGTCACCGAGCGCCGGGGCGCCCGGCAGCTGCAGCGCCTGCGACTCGACTTGCGGCGCGGGAACGATGATCGGCATGTTACACGCCCTCCGGGTCAGTGGTCTCGCCTGTGCGCCAGCGGCGCGACAGCAAGCCCGCGGCGCCTAGCAGCGTGCCCGCCGCCTCGGTGCCCGGTGAGATCGAGTCACCCTGCATGCGGTAGCCACCGGCTTCGGCGCGCTTCGCAGTGATCTGCTTGTTCGTGTTCTCGCGGATCGTGAGCGCGTCCAACCGGCCGGCGTAGTCCGCCGCGTCGGTCAGTGTGCTCGCGGTGCCGTAGCCCGTGGTGAACCCACGCCCGGCAACCTGTGCCTTCACGCGCCCGGCCGCGCGATCCGCCGAGCCCTCGACCTTCGCCGCCTTGCCGTAGCCGACGGCACGCGTATCCTCGGCTTCGAGGTCAGCCATTGCCGCGTTGTAAAACGCCTGGCCGCGCGTCGCGCGTGAACGCGTGTACGTCGCCACCGTGTTGGCACCCGCGCTGGCGGCTTCCAGAATCTTCGTGCCGACTTCGCCTGACATACTACTCTCCGAGATACTTCACTGTGGACGCGCCTATCGTTTCGTAGCCGAGCGCGTTGTAGAACTTTTCCGTGCGGAAGATACCAGCACCGACGCCGGCTGTGACGCCGAGCACAATTTCTTGCGCCCCCCGCGCGCGAGCCAGTCGCTCGAAGTGGCGGATGAGCTTGATCGCGACGCGGCCACCACGAGCTTCCGGCGATACGTAGAGGGCGAGGTTCGTCGCATAGACCATGTCCGCGAAGTAGTGCTCCGAAATCAACCCAGCGAGAAACCCAACCGGCCGGTCCATCTCGTCCGCCGCCACGAGCACCAGCACCTCGTCCGACTGCTCCGTCAGCTCCGCGATGCGCCGACACTTCGTGGGGCTCACCGGGTAGCGCGCGTAGCGCGTGCCGGTGAACGCTTCGCCCGCGAGCACGATCAGCTGCTCGACGTCGTGACGTGTCATCATGCGGACGTGCATCAGCCGTCCACGTAGTCGGCCGACAACGCCGTGATCGTCATCGGCAGTGGCTGCGTCTGCTTGATACACACCGTCGAGTCTGTCGTCCACTGGCCCTGCAGCGTGACGTCGTGTGGCCCGTCGCGCAAAGCCGGAACAGCACCCAGCAGTTCCTCCGCGTCATCTGCCAGCGGGCGCTGATCCTCGTCGGTGAACGACGGTCCCGCCGTGAGTCCCAGCGACTGCTTCAGCCGTAGGATCAGCTGAGAGACGTTCTTCATGATGCCGAGTCCGTAGCCGGCTTCGCTCGTGTACGCGAGCGGCAACGTCTCGACCTCCGTGGTGTACGACAACCCAACGTGAATGACGGCTGCGGCCACGTCGATGGAAATCTCGCCGCCCTCTACGGTGTACGGCCCGCCGACGCGCCCGTCCGCGAGCACCATGACGTCTTCGCCTTCGAGGTGGTCGAGCCCGGCGACAACACTCGTCGAGGCGCCGCGGTACGTGATACCGGAGTCGACGAAGAACGCGTCCGCCTGCACCGGGCCGAAGTTGCGGTGCTCGATGCGCTCGATGTAGCGCACCGTGTTCCCACCAATCGTGCGGCGTGCGACCACATATATGGAGTCGACCTTGCCCTCGGGCACGACGGCGATGGACTCGACGAACGCACCGGGCAGCTCGTGCTGGTGCCACGCGTACACTTGCTGCTCGGGCATATACGTAAGCCCGACGATGATGCCGTCATTGCGCACGCCCAGCCAGACCGGAAACGGCGAGCGCCGGAACGCCGTCTGCACCCAATCCTTGTTGTCGATCAGGTGCGCCGCGATCACCGACAAGTCATTCGACTCGTAGCCGGTGTCGCTGGGCTTCAGCTCATATAGATGCGCACCGCGCTCGATTGGGTACAGCACGTTCGTGCCCGCCTCTTGGGGCTTCGCCAGTTCGTGCGCGCCAAACGCAGACGCCGTACGCGAGCCTACCGTCGTAGGCGTGAACAGCTCGCCCTCGACGGGGATGACGCGCTGCACGCCTGCGCTCGTGAAGAACAGCAGCTCGGGGTCCGCGAGCGAGTGCAGGATCGGCGCAGCCTTGCGCGACATCAGCTCGAACGTGAACGCCTGATCGTCCTGCGGCGGCGTGCTCGCCTTGAAGTAGTCGAACGCCGGGAGGCCCGATGCCCAAAACGCTTGAGGCTCATCCGTTGTCCCAGCCAATACCATCCGTTGTTCAAAGAAGCACACCGTGCCGGGGTAGTCGCCGGGGGCGCCGAACGACGCGATGATCTCGGCCGGCTGCTTCAGAAAGTCGGGGCTGATATTATCGTCGGTGAACGTCAGCCCGGTCGCGCTACCGATGTAGCCGTGCACGGAGCCTGAGCCGATGCCCTTGTAGATGTTGTAACGGAACGTCGTCGCGACGGTGTCCCACGCGATCACGTTGAAGTTACCCAGCGTGCGCAGCGTGTTGTCCGCGGTGTCGGGTGTGCCCGGCGCGGACTCCGCGTTGTCTTCGTTCGTCGCCGTGACGGTGTACGTATACGTGATGGCAGGCGAGCCTGGTGTACCCTGCGGGGTGGCCGTGACGTTGGCAGGTGCTGCGAGGGTCACGTTGAACACGACAGCGGTAAACGTCCACTCGTTGTCGCTCACACGCGTGAGCTTTGCCGTCGGGTACAGCTTGTGCGCGATGACTAGATCATCGACGAACTGCGCAAAACTCGCGAAGCGAATGTGTGACCACGAGTAGTCTGGTGCAAGGAACACGGGCGCGGAGGCGTTTGCCAACGCGACGGTGCCACCGTTCATGAGCCCGAAGTACGGCGCGTAGGAGAACTCATCCCACAGCGCTGGGCCGGTGTCGAGTGTGACGTCGTCGATGGCCCATACGACGGTGCCACCCGAGACGCGAATGTCGAAGTAGGCGTTCACCGCGTTACTCGGCGCGATAGCAGTGAGCCCTATCTCAGTCCAGACAGCGTCGGTTGCCTCTGAGGTTATGCCGCCCGGCACACCTGGCGCATCCGCCGTGATGCGCGGCAACCCTGAGACAAGCGTCGGGTCCGGTGTAAGCTGCACCTCAGAGATACCGGCGCCCACGGAGTTGAGCCACGTCAGCGTCAACTGCAACCGCCCAGGGGTGCCACCATTCGACTGCACCCACGCGCTTAGCGAAACCTCTTGCCCTGGCGTAACTGGTCGGAGCACTTCGCTGAGCGCGCGGTTGATTAGGTGACTGCCGCGCTGCAGCTTCAGCGAGTACGTGCCGGTCTGCACGGGTGCCGCCGAGGTTACCTCGGCGAGCCCGCTGGGACCGAACGCCCACTGCGTACCCGTGCCCAGCTCGAAGTCGTAGTTCCACGTCGCGCTGATCGGGGGCCAGTGGTCGATGATCGTGAACGTGTCGGTCGTGGGTACACTGAACACGTACCACGTCGTGTTCATGAATTGGGCCAGCTGGTCAATGCCGGCCTGATCGGGGTTCACCAGAGAGAAGCCCTGAAACTGGATAGCGTCACCGGCCACGAAGCCGTGTGGTGCGTCCGTCGTGAACACAACCGGCGTGATGGGTAGCCCGTCAGCCTCGACCCATATGTCGACGTCGATAACGTCGAACGTGTCGCCGGGATCGGTGTCTTGGTTGATGACGTTGCCACCACCTACGACGCGCAGTGTCTCGTCACCGAACTCCAGCAGGAAGCCCTGACCGTCGCTGCGCACGAACGGCACCAGCCACGCCGGCTGGTTGTTATTCGTCGGCGTGATGAAGCGCGAGCCCGCGCGATTCTCGACGGCACCCTGTGGTGTCACTACGGCGTTGTAGCAGCGTTTGAGCGCTATGGCGTGACGCGGCAAGTCGACGCGCCCGTACATCTCTTCGCTCACCTCGCCGCCTGCGAGTGAGCGCCACTGGTGTCGGCGTTGTTCGATCATCGGTCAGTCGTCCAGACGGGCCGGTGATTCTTGTACTGCGTGTCGTCCTTGTTGGCGTTCGCGTCCATCGCGCTCGCCAGCTTGAACATACCCATTGCCTCTTGGCGCAGCGACTCACGCAGCGCGATGCCGGCTTTGCCCTTCAGGATGGGGCCGGCGAGATACGAGCCAACGAGCAGCCCCAGCGTGCTTATGAAGAGTGGCGAGTAACGCCCGGTCTCTTCCTCGCGGTACACGTAGTGCAGCACCGCTTCCTCGACGTTCGTCAGGAGCAGCGAGTCCAGCTCCGATACGTCGGATTCGATCTTGAACGGCTGACCGGGATAGTCCTGCGGGGCGCCGGGCGGGCACACACGCAACGCGCGTATGTAGTCGCTTGGCAGCGAGTACACGAAGCCCCACTCACCGTTGGCCAGCTCTTGGCCCGACAGCGCCAGCGTGTGGCGCTTGATGGCGAAGCTCCAGTCGTGCATCTGCAGCAGCTCGTCGCGCGCGACAGGATAGAACGTCGCGCAGTGCTGCGCCTGGATCGAGTTGTCGGGCGGGTCAATAGAGTTGACGCGCGCAGCGTCCGCGATGTGCGAGAGTCCGAGCCGACAGATTTCAACTTGTGAAGCCATTTAGATTCCTTGCTGAAATCGTAGCTAGGCTACGACACTGTTCACTTTTCTAAGCTGTCCACTAATAATGAACAGCTGGGAAAAGTGGACGCCCGAAGGCGTCCACACAGGTTACGAAACGAGATCGCGATCCGCGTCCACGGGCGGGAGCACCGGCCTTTCGCTTAGCGCCTCGGCTAGCGTTTGCTCTTTGGCTACTGCCTGCGGCTTCTTCGCGAGACCAAGCTGTTGCATGATCTCCACGAAGGACTTGCCACGCGGCGCTTGCGCCGTGGGCAGCTGATTGGGGAGTTCGGCATCGGCAGGTGCCGGGCCAACGTCCACGAACCAGTTTTCCTTCGCATCCGCGGCCACGTAGAACTGCGCCCCGACTCGCCGACGGTGACCGTCGTACGAGCCGGTGCGCACTGCGCGAACTTCCTTCAGCTGCTGCGCCATTGGGTTGTGTGACGGTTAGACCGTCACGCCCTCGGTCGCATCCGGGTACACCGCGCGGTCGGGCGGCGCTTCGCTAGTCAGGTGCGCCGTGACCGTCAAGACGGCGTCGGCAGTGACCGCGTAACGCAGACCGAGATAGCGTTGGAACGCCATGTTCGGCGGAACCGGAATCACGAGAATCGTGCCGGCCGGGATGTTGGCCACGCCCGTGATGGTCGCCGTCGCGGCTTTCGCCACGGAGCTACCGTCGATGGGCAGCACGCTGTCGTCGACCAGCGTGAACACGAACGTATCGGAGCCATCGCCGCCGCTCACGGCTTCGATGCTGATGACGACGAACAGCGGCTTGCCCGTGCCGAGGTTTCGGCTGAGCGTGCTGGTGTCGATGTCGGACGTCGCGACCGTGGTCGAGCCGCCCGTGACAACCTGGCTGTCCGCGAATTGTGCGAGAGTGTCGATGATCATTTGCTTTCCTCTGTAGTGAAGCTGGGGCCGGCAGCGTGCCCGGCCCCGCAGTGGTTACTTACGCGACCGCGCTTTCGCCGGAGACGAGCTTGTCGACGCGACGAACCGGAACGCCCGCGAACGAGACCACCTGCTTGCCGGCGACGTTTTCCATCGTCAGCGTGCTGTTGGTGACCTTGGCCACGGTCTGACGGCGAAGGATCGACATCAGCGTGCGGTTCATGTAGAACGCCGGGCGGACACCCGACAGCGACTGGATCGTGTCGAGTGCACGCGTCATCAGGTCGATGAGCTTCGCGCCCGTCGCCCCGTCGCTCGTGAGAGCGGCCTGGTCGATGTTCGCGATGCGCACGACATAGCGCCAGTCACGCACCGTGAGACCCGAATCCCAGCGGTAGTGCGTGCGGTAGGCTTCCATGCGGCCCGATGAAGCGACGCTGTTGCCCAGCGACTCGACCGTCACGACACCCTTGTCCGTGACTTGGAGACCGGCCTTGCTGCCCTTCGGATAGAGCGCGTGGACCGTGTTCGGACCCCAGCCGACGAGCCAGATCGACGTGCGGTCCGAGTCGCCCGCTGCGTTGATGATGTTCTGCCCGTTCGCGGCGCTGAGCGAGTTGAAGCGCGGGGTCAAACCCGTGAACGCCTCGGGCTCCGTGCCCTCGTTGCCGTAGAAGATCGTGTCGGCTTGCTCTTGGTTCATCGCCTCGATGAAGGCCATGTCTTCGGAGAGCCGGAACGCGGCGGTGTTGCCGTTGAGATCGGCGAGCGCCTTGTCGACTTCGGCGTAGGCTTCGAGCATACCCGTGTTGTCGCGAATCTGGACGGTCGTGCTCTTCGACGGCTGAACGAAGCCGTAGAGCCGACGCCACGTGACGCCGGGCAGACCCGTGCGGACCGTGGTGACGTGCGACGTGAGTTCGTTGGATTCCATCCAAACGGCGTCGTCGAGAACCTCATTCTCCTGCGCGAGCAGTTCGATGATGTTCGCGATCTTGTCGTTCGGATCGAGACGCTTGGCCAAGTCCAAGATCGTCGGATGCGTAGCTGCGAGAACGGCCATGATATTTTCCTCTGTTGGTTACGGAATGAGAGACTTACCGCATGTTGGGGAACATGTTCTGCGCGGCAGTGCGCGCAGGCTCGTTACCCTTCCCTGCGATAAATGCACCGTCCGGTGAGAGCAGCTGCCCAATCTTGAGCAAGCCTTTCAACACCTGCGGGTGATCGAGAAACGGATGCGAGTTCGCATCCGCCGCGATTTCGGGGAAGAACTTGTTCAACGCGCGCTTGCCAATCGCAAGGTTCGCGTCGAACTGTGTACCGTCGGCGCCGCCGAGTTCCTTGTCGGCTTTCGCTTCGGTGTTCCACTTCGTCTTCAGTGCCTGCAGACCTTTGGCCTGGGCATCCTTGTCGGCCTTCGACGCCGACTCGATGAGCGCCAGCTCACGGTTGAGCAACGCCTGCGCGTGCTCGGGGCTGAGCTTGTTCGCCTTCGCGAACTCGGCGACTTCCTTCGTGATCTCCGCGGGCGGATCGGACTCGGTCACGACGTCGGCGCCAGCGGCATCCTTCGTCGTGGTCTTCACCTTGGCGAATTTGTACTCGGCCGGCGCTTCGCCGCCTTTGCCTTCAGCACCTTTGCCACCCGCAGCAGCGGCAGCAGCGGCAGGCGCAGCAGCTGCAGCAGCAGCGCCACCGTCGCCGCCACCAGAGCCAGTGCCAGTACCATCACCTTCAGGAGCGCGAAGCACACTTCGTAGAAAAGGGTTCATTTCTGATATTCCTCTAGCAGTTTGTGGGCCAATGACGGCGTGACTCGAAGGAGCCGCGCCCAAACTCTGAGAGCGACGTTGCGCTCGCCTTCGCGGAAGAACGTATCCTCACGCAGCTGGCTGACGTAGCTCGTGCGCCAGATGGGGGCGAGCAAGTCCCACATCACGCGGCGCCCGGCGCCGGTCTGCATGAGCGCCATGTAGTCGGTGTCGAGCTGGTGCTCTGCCTGCGCGCGTTGCTTCTCCAGCTCTTCGCGCGCAGCCTCGCGCGCAGCGAGGTCGAATGTGTCTTCGGCTTCCTGGCTCATAGGAACTCGATGACCATGACGACACCGTTTGCACCCGCGCCGCCTGCGACACCTGTCGCCGTGTTCAACAACGCACCGCCGCCGCCGCCCGAACCGTGCGCCGTGCCGGCTGTTCCTGCTTGTGTCTCCGCGGTGCTGTCTGCGCCTGCGGCGTCTTGGTCCGCGGCGCCACCGCGGCCACCACCACCCCAATAGGATGCGCCGCCGTTGCCACCCATCGCGAAGCCAATTTCATTCGTGTCGGTCGCGTCGAGCGTGATGCCTGCAACAGCGCCTGTACCGTCGCCACCGTTGATGTTGAGTGTAGCGCCTGTCGGGACACCACCGAGGCCACCGCGGAACGCCTGCACGTTCGCAGTTGATGTACCCGAACCTGTCCCGCCGACACCACCCGTGCCCACGATGTCCGTGGTATTCCACGTCGTGTTGCCACCCGTGCCGCCGCCTGTGCCTGCGGTGCCACTACCCGCTGTGCCACCCGTGCCTATGCTGAGCGCCTTGCTCGCGCCGACCGTGGCCGCGGAGAAGAAGCGAATGCCGGTGCCACCTGCGCCACCACCCGAGCCGACGCCGACGTCGGTCGCAGCAGTCGCATCCGCGCCGCCGCCGCCGCCCCCGGCGCCGGTAACGATGGCAATACAGAACTTCATGCCCGCAGTCGGCGTGTACGTCGCAGCGCCCGGCGTCGTGAACGTCTGGATGTTCACCGTGCCGAAGCCACCGAGCGTCGTGAGCATGGCGCCCACTGTCGTATCGTCGAGCACCGTGCGCGCCGCCGCGGTAATGGTCGCGGTCTCTGGCACACCCGTGCTCGCAGTGGTGCGCCCGATGAACTGGTCTTGCGCGAGGTTCGCCATCTTGGCGAGTGTGATCGCAGCGTTGTCTACAGTGAACGTCGTCCCGCTGGAGCCAATCGTGACGTCACCCTTGTCTCCGTCGGTGATGTGAATACCGTGGGAGGCTGCGGCGTAGCGCGTATCGGCGTCCGCGCGGGTTGGTATGTCGGTGGCGTTGGCCACGCCTATGAGCCGTTTGGTAAACGTATCCGCGGCTGTCTGCTCGACCAATCCAGCAGCGGCGTTCAATCCGGCGAGAGCCGTAAGCGTTGCATCTAACGGCTGACCGGCTACAGCGAGCGGTCCAACCGTGACGCCGTTGATGCGCACGAAGATGCCGGCTGTCGTCGTCCAGAGGTCGCCGTCTGACGGAGCGCTCGGAGCGGTGCCGTGCGGCGCACGGAGACTCGGAATCGAGGTGGTCGCCGCGGGCGCCAGTATGGGAACGCGCGACTGGAAAGCGGTTGCCGTCAGCCGTAACTGCTCAGCAATAAAATCCGCGGTGAACGAAAGGGTCGGGCCACTCGGACTGCCAGCTAAAAGGGAGTGTGCGCCAACCGGGCCGTTCGTTACAAGCGCTGCAGTCGTCGCGGAGTTAACCGCGAACAGTGTAGCAGATGTGTCCGCACTCGTAGCGGCTATGGATGCAAGTGCCCCGTCTGCTGCTGAAGTAGCGGTTGCAGAAAAGCTAGCGCCAGTATCCTCGGTGCAGGTAAACGCAGAAAACGGGCCGAATATAATATGATCCACGACAGACAGGGCAAAGGTCCCGGTCCCAAGGTTCGCGTTGACAAGCACTGCGCCATCACGCTGCCAACTGAGAACTTCATCTCCCGCACCGTCTGCATTTGTTCGCAAACGCAAGCGACCGACTAACCCCGCCATCGCCAACTCGGTCAGCCGTTGGTCCGTGCCTCCGTCCGTATCATCCAACAAGAGGCGCGGAGAGACACTCTCAATCTCTACGCCTGTGGTAGCATTGACAAACTTGTTCACCCCCGTGAACGACTGCGGATCACGAGCCAGCAGCGCGACATCCGCTGTCGCTGAAACACCTAGAGTCGCCCGCGCAGTGGCCGCATCAGCGTCGTCCACGAGCGAGTGACCAAACGCCGTGATGTTCGCAGCCAGCGTCGTGAGATCGGAATCGAGCGGTTGATAAGCCGCGTTGCCCTCAGTTGCCGTGAGATAACCCGGATGCGGATCAGCCTCACCTTCATGCGCAACGACCGCCGCCACGGCTGCACCGAGTGCATCGTAAAGCGTGTCGCCTTCTGCTTCTCC